GTTGTCATCTAAATCTATTGATATTTTCATAGCTTCTCTACCTTATTTTTCCAAAAGATTAAAAATTCTTTAAACTTATCTACTGTCTTACCTAGCGTTACTAAATCTCCGCTACCCTCCATACGCCAAAACTCATCTACTTCCATATCCCCACCATCAGTATGCCCTTGAATAATAAGCACTAGGAATTTGTCTTGTCGGGCTAACTGCTTGAGCAATATGTTCTGCCCCATGCTAATCTTTTCGTTGTGCCTCTTCCACTCGCCTACTAGGAAAAATCCATTACGCTCAACTACCATGTCAATATTAGAGGGCACAATTTTACCCATAAGATTGTTCAAGTCCCGAAAGTTTATGTGTACTGCATTAGGGTTACGCATCATAGTTTATTCTCCACTACACGATAAAACTTCACGTACTTCCACTCTAAGTTGCCTGCCAATTCTTTGAATGACTTGGATGCCCATGTTTCAACTTCAATCATTTCATAAGGGCTAACAGGGCACTCAGGACTTTCATCATGCTTATGCCATTCATAGTGCAAGCCGTCATTCCCATTGCTTCCAATAACGTCAACTCTGCCTTCATCCCAATCGGGGTCAGGGTCACGTTCGGTTGGTTCTTTCTTGCGAAAGATTAAATCAAATCTATCCTCAGCTTCTTTAGTGAATACGCCTTTAGTTTGTATCTTATCCCCTGTGATTTCATTGCGGTTCTTAATCATAGTACCTCCTTATGTACTGCTCCTTTAATAGGTGCAACATCTGTATACCCCATACGAAATGCTAATGCAAAGTTTCCTCGTAGTGCTTCGGGTAGCTTAATAGGGTCAAGCTTTCTACTGAACGCTGTTTTCTCTACGTGCTTATGTATCGTATAGTATGTATTCTTACCTGCCCCATGCTTATAGATTAGCCCTTGCTTAATTAGTACAGGCATACCAAGTTGCACATTAGAACGAGTATACCCATCACGCATTAGGCTAACTGCTGTCCTATCATTCTTTTTAATTTCCTCGTAGAGTTGTCTACGTACCTCTTGGATTTCTGCAGTTACAATGGACACCTTATTCTCCATACTTAGTTGACAAAATTAACTGGCAATAATGTATTGCTTTCTTAATATCCTGTGCGCCATTCTTAGCATGATGCCTACATATATACTTCACTACATTACCCTCAAGGAAGCCTAAATCATTCGCAGTAATAAACTCTACTGGTTGGATAGCCATGTCCTTATAATGGTTTCCTCCAATCTGAGCATCTAACGCACCTTGTGGTATACCTAGATTTAGTTCACGTTGCTTCTCATACTCAATCTCAAATCGTTGGGCTTCGTTGCGTAGTCTTACTCGTTCTGCTGTTGGTTTCCATAACTCACTCATGATATCTCCTCCATTAAATCAACAAACCCCAACTCATTCTTATCCTCACCAAACTCAATAGTAAGTAAATATCTAGGGGAATTAAAATTAAAAACTATATGGTTCTCTTGCGTATTAAATACATAGTAGGTATTAGCTTTGTACTTCAGCTCTGTAAACTCTCCTACCACTACTTCCTTATCCGTAGTAAACATACAATGGCTTAGTCCGTCTTGTGGGTTCAGCACCATGTTAATACTTACGCCTCGTCTAGTATCTTTATGCCAATTGTAAAACGTATTAGGTGGTAGCCTTACTACTCCGCCCATCAATGGGTGTCTTGTAGATATATCAAGTATCGTTGGGTCTTGACTAAGTATGCTATTCGGTATCTGTATAGCATCAAAGTTAAAATACTTGCCCCATACAATATCGGGGCTTAAGGCATAGTCCATAACTGCATCTGCAATTACCGATTGGGCTCGCATCTCATAATAAGGCTTCATCTTTTGTCCTTTAACAGTTTCCATAACTTTTCCCATATCCCGACTCACAATCTAAAGGTAATCCTAGTGCCCATTTAGGTTGCATTCTCATGCACTTCTCCACATACTCTACTCCCCCTAACACTTCATGCTCAGGAACTATCACGGCAATGGCATCGTGTACAGTCATCACCACCTTATGTTTCTTACTTATCATTAGCATTTGCTCACCAATAATAATACGAGCCAAAGCTTGACATACATTCTCAATTACTTTACCTCCGTATATCCTGTTAGGTACAGTAGTTCTACCTTTCTTGGTGTCATACACTAATTCATCTTTACCATTCTCACCTGTTTGCCTGCGTAAGTTAGGATACTTAATATACATACCATTGGGTAATCTAATACCTTTTCTACCCTCAACAGTTAGCACTCCTTTCTTACCTAGTGGTGCAGTTTGGTCGTTAATAATTGCTTCTAATGCAGAATTGCCCTGTGCCCAAAGTAGTGGTATCCAATCGTAGGTGTTGCGATAGACATCAATAATTCGCTTGGTTTCCTCGGGGGGTAATACGACTCCAAATGTCTTGAGTTGAGCCTGAAACTTGACTGCACCCATCCCGTACCCTGCACCCAAGATTGTGGTTTTCCCCACAAAGCGTTCTTCATGCGATATTTCATGTACATCCTTTCCGTATATTGAAGAAGCCATAATCTTATAAACATCCTGACCCTGTTCAAATGCATCTACTAGGTCATTCTGTTCAGCTAACCACGCGAGGGTTCGCGCTTCAATCTGTGATGAGTCTGAGTCAATCATCAAATAGCCCTCAGGGGCTAAAATCGCAAGTTTAAGGGGCGACTTACGTGTCAGGTTCTGCATATTGATTTTGTCATCACCACCCCATCTACCTGTATGTGCCGCATAGTAGCGTAGGGGTATGGGTATTAAGCCTCTCCCGGAAATCCCGATAAATCTCTCAGTACGTGTTTCCTCAAGTGTAGACTTAACTCCAAGCCTAGCCGCGACTATTGCTTGCACTATTGGGTTATCATGTTCCAGTAAAGCTTTGAACTCCTCATCTGACTTAGCAAATGCAAATGCTTCTTTGCCTGTCGTAGCACTTATCTTAGTAGGGGGAGTTACGTTTAGGCTTAGTAAAACCTCTGCTAACTTAGGGTTGCTCATTAACTGCTCTTTAGATATAAGCATCTTGTCCATCAGCGTTTGCTTGGCATACTTAACATTTTTAAGGTGCGTTTCTAAGAGTGCCGTATCTAAACTAAGTGTAGGTTCAGTAAACATTCTTATCGTTAGGTCAATCAGTCTGAACTCTACCGCAGGGAAATTAGGGGATAAAACCTTAAATAAGTCATAGGTAAGTGCTACATCGTTACAGCAATATTCGCCATAGCGCGCCATATCATCAGCACTAAAATCAATTCGGCGTTTGCCTAGTGCGTTTAGCACCTCTGTACCTTTAACACCTAGCCCATAGTATTCCGCTAATGCTGACAAACTCCCACCAACTTCAATAGTATGAATAGCCCTTGCCATAGATAGAGTATCCACAATAGCTTTAGGTTGAAGATTAAAAATCCAACTTAGTATCGCCATATCAAACATAGCATTGTGGGCTACTACCATATTCTCGTGTAAGTTTAGCCCGTTTAAAAAGCCCTGTATCTGTTCTCTAGTACCGCTAAACCAAACAGGTGTACCTTCATCAACACTAACAGATACACCTATCACCTCAAACTCGGGCGAGCGTATGTAATTCTCTGTGGTCATCTTAGATAACGAGAACGTCTGAGAATAGTACGTTTCAAAGTCTATCGTTATTATTTTCATTTAGTGGCTGCGCCTAAAGTTAAATTTGCATTAGTGGCTGCGCTTATTGTTGAAGTTAAATTTCCATAAGATACACCTGCACCGCTCATGTTCATTTGGGCTTGCCCAAACCCTGCGCCTGTACCCGATGCTTGACGTTGTGCATAAGGTGCATATAGGTCGGCACTATAATTTCTTTGGTCGGAACTATCACGTCCATCGCTTAGCAATGTAGCCATAACTTCCTTAGTGAAGCTGTCGCCTCGTATAGTATTGAATTTTGTATAGAGCGCGTGAATGTCCTCGTCATTTAGGAACGGCAAGTCTACATAGGTAGAGCCTACTCCACTAGGTACAGGGTTAATTTGATTCACTCTAGTTTGTAACGCATCAAGTATCTTGCGCCATTTGAGGGGTGGCGTACCATAGGGTTCAGTAGGTAAGAACTCCTCGGGATTACTGTCCATACGCTCTAGCAGTATCATTACGCCTTTGTTCATTTCATAATCTCCTCTAGCAATGTGCCTAACAATGTTAGGGTAGTTTCATTAGTTACATACGTAATGCCACCACTTTCACGGATTAACTCCATCTCTCTTTCTTGTAACGCAGTAGGTCTGTTATTACCTGCCTTACATTCAATGCCAATGAACTTGCCCTTAGCACAACAGATA